ATTATAGTTGATGCAAAGCCACCAGTAATAATTTGAATTACATCACCAATTTTAAAGTTTTGCTCATTGTAACTAGGAATTTCTACAATATTATCATAAATATAAACTTGTCTACCAGCTTGTGAAATAGTTAGGCCATATCCTCCAAAATCACCTACATATGATTGTTCAAATTTTGGTTTTGTATTTGGTGCTTTCGGTAATGTAGATCCATCATAGAATGTAATTCCGATAGGTGTAGTAGTATCTATTTTCTCTCTTGTATATGCAAAACTGCCGGTGTGACTAGCACCCTGTGCCCATTGAGAAAATTTAATCTTGTAATATTCGTTACTTGCTGTATCCTTCATAATAAGTTCAGCACCAACAATATTTGCACCTACGCTATTGCGAAGTGCCTGTCTGAAAGTTTGATAATATCTTGTTTCAATATCTGATACATCATCCCAGCCATCTGCATTCCATATTGTTGATATTGGGCTTATGGCAACATCATAGGCTACTTCGAATGCACTATTATAGATGCCGCCGCCCAGACCACCAATACCAGATGCATCTCTTGTAAGAATTACATATTCAGATATCGTATCAAAGACTGTATTTGAATCTGTATTTGGTGCTTTTGTAAATGAAATGATGTTATTGGATGTTTGATATATACCAGTTAACTCAATATGATCTTTTACAGTTAATAGATTATTATTATCTGTTAAATCTAATATATCAGTTGCAATAAATGGAGTATTGAAAAGATCATCATAGTCGCCGGAGAAAAGTAACCCTTCAGTATCAGTTAAATCTGAAACATCTGTACCGATAAATGGGGTATTGGAAAGATCTCTATAATCACCAGAGAAAAATAATCCTTCAGTATCAGTTAAATCCGAAACATCAGTGACTACAGAACTATTCAATGTTGCGACATTTGCATATAGTTCAGTAAAGTTACTATTTGTTTTAGTAAATGCGGTTCTTAAAGGATCACCGGTACGGTCATTGGCCGTAGTTCCTATATTGATGGTTTGTTTAGCCATTTGTTCCTCTTATATAGTATCTGCAGTAATGCCACCGTCGTCGGCGGTTACCTTAGTTGAATCTGCTGTTACAAAATAGTTCGATGGTGGGAATATTGTCTCGCTGAATGGATCAATTTCGGTAAAGTCTATAATATCATTACCTTTTTCTTCATAGAATATATTCTTAGCAATTGGGTCTGCTGCAAACATATCTTCAAGATTGTTAATTTCGGTTGTTTTAAAATCAACATAATGTTTATCAACATCATCAACACCAGTTTCAAATCTCTCATTGGAATATTCAAATAGTTCACATTTAAGATCATAAACCTGTAATGCTCCAGCCTGATAGAATACTGATTCGTGTTCTACAAACATAACCTTAAAGAACTTATTGTTCATAGGCATGTAGACCAAATCGCCTTCTTTTGGTCTTATTAATGCAGGATTATCTTTTGTTGCAAATCTCTCGAATGTTCTATATGCAACAGTGAATGTAACCTGGTCACGAATTTCCAGACCAAATTTAGAAAGGAAGTCACCTTGACCTTGGAATCCATCAACTGTCTTAACATACATATCCATTTGATATGCAGCATCAAAAACTGTAAGCCTATCTTCATTCATTATATGATCAAACGCTGATGACGTTCTTGACACATAATATGTATCAACGCCAAAGATCTGGATTGACTCTATAACTAGATCATCAATGAGTTGTTGCTCATTGAAATAGTTATAGTTCTGGAAAAATACATTTGTAGAAATTTTATTGTCCTTCCATAGATAGAAGTTGTCCGCGCGCTGCCCACCACATTTTCATTCTTTCACTATGTGCAGCTTGTCTTTCTGGATCATTCTTGTATAACGCGGCACTTTTCTTTCCAGCATTACTAGCATTATTTTTAACTTCTTCGATATCTCTTTTTGCATAAGCATCAGCCATATTTTTTCTGGATTTTTCGGTATGTTTCTTCCCTTTAACTGCTTTAAGTATAGCTGCAGTGTGTTCTGGAGTGTTTTTTGAATTTCTTCTTCCAGTATGAAGCTTTTCTTTGTGTTCGGCTGTTATTTTTTTACCAATATGAGATTTTCTAAGTTTTTCAGTGTGCTCTTTACTTCTGGGGCCTCGAGGACCTTCAAAATAAAATTTTGATGTGTTATCTGTTTTATTTAACCAATTTTGATTTTCAACTAAATTCATTCGTTGAATCACTTTAGTTTCCCATGCTCTAGCTTTGCACGGGGTCAAAAAAGTTTTTCGTATTTCTATTATATCTGGATCACCATAATTTTCTATAAACTTTTTTACATTGTTAGAAGATGTAAAATAAGTTTTCCATAAATTATTTGGGTTTGCATTTTTACCGAATTGCACACCGTAATAATATTTTTTTTGTTTGGACCAACCTATCATGTAAGTATATGGTATGTGACTATAGTTTGCCATTTATTATCCAGAGAAATTGTAAGTAAGTGGTTGTAGAGAACTTTTTGCTTCTTCTTCCATAGCCTTGCGTTCATCTCTTCCATCAGCAAGTATTTGTTCGCCGTTGAATTGGATGCCACCAACAAGTTGCATATTCACGAACTTGGTAAGATTTGAACCCCACTGTTCTTTAATAAGTGCAGTTGTATAATTTTGAAGAAACCTATCACTCCAAATATCTGGATTTGCATCATCAATAGGTGCATACGCTTCAATAATAACATAATAGCCAGGGGTTAATTTTGCTTTACTCTGATCAATGTAAAGTTTATTAGTATGCTTGTTATATCTAATTAAAGGTAAACCAACAAGCCATTCTTGGATAAAACGGATATGCTGCATAGTCATATAATAGTTTTGAATAGAGTAACCTGTAAGATCCTGCAAGTTATTTAGAACAAATTGGTATTGCACGTTAAACATGCCAGTACCAGTTGAAATAGATGAATATAGATCAAAAATGCGAACAACACCAAGTAAATTAGCATATTCAGTGTTATTTAAATCCACATAACCTTGATCTATTTCTCCTTGAGTCAACATGTGTCTAAGGTAAACAAGATCGGAACCATTGTAGTGATAATCTTGCCAGAACGATAATGCTTCTTCTACACGATCATCAATTTGTTCATCTGACACATTTATCTGAATAACCGGGTGGCCTAATTTTCTTAGGCAATACTCTTTAAAATCTCTTCTAGTTCTTGGTTGAGCCATTTTATCACCTAATGATGTGTAAGTTTTTTCTATTTATACTTAATGAACGACACTTTTGGTTGACAGGTTCTACATGTATGGTATAATTGGATTATCATCCATGAAAATAAAACAGAATCAAATCCGAATAATATCTTCCTCGATACAATTAACTCCGAATTGGATTTCAACAATTCGGACTTCATTGTTCGTCTCATTTACAAGTTGATGCCATTTGCCAACTGAGATATGAATCTCATCGTGTTTTTCCAATTTTGTAGTTGAAAGAGCGGCGGGATGGTCACCATAATTTACTGTCGCAATACCTTCAGAAACTATCCAATGTTCACTTCTTAGATTGTGTTTCTGAACACTCAATGATTTCCCGGGTTCCACAACTAACTCTTTGACTTTGAGTGATGGTCCATCAGAGTGTAATACTCTATAATAACCCCACTTTCGTTCTGTTTTTGGTGTCTTCCATTCGGTCAGTATTTTACTACTGGAATTCATTTTATGTGTTCCACCGATACCAAAAACATATTTTAGTCTCTTTGTTTCGGAATCATCACAAACAAGTTCCATTTCAGGTATATTTGCTTTTGTTCTATCACCACCATTTGCAAAGATAATTTCGGACTCTGGATATGCATTTAAACAATATCTTATTGCTGCTTTTGCAGTCCCATCAGAATCATCAAATATAATAGCAGCGTCTACCATGGATAGATGTTTTATGATTGACATTCTCTCATTCACATCCATAAATGGTTGGCCTTTTTTACGAGATAACCATTCATCGCTATTGACACCGACTACCAATGTATTACCTAATTTCTTTGCTTCTTCAAAATATGCAATATGTCCACTATGTAGAGGATCGAAACCACCAGTTACAAGAATTACTTTATGCATTAATATATATCTCCATATTTCTTAAAATCAACATGTTTAAATAAACCTTCACCCCATGCAACATTAAAATTCTGTTCTGCCCACCATCTTGAAATTGATGGTTCAAGAAGATTATCTTGGATAAATGGAGCAATAATATCTGGAATAAATTCTGTCTTGAATAAACACGGATTATTGGTCCAATTAGACCAACGCGATGTTGTAATGTAGTGATATTTATGCTTTCTAATTTGCTCAAATTTTAGATCAGGTTCTTCAATCCAATGAATACAATCAAAGAGATGCGGAGAAATTAAACCAGTATTTTCATCGTAATGATTTAATTCATTATCCCTATAAACTTCTGAAAATAAAGGATATCCAGGTGTTCGTCTAGATCTTAGTCTTATGCACTGATAATCTTCTTCTAAAAGATCTATGGATCCAATTAATCTTTTCTTTGTAGTTTCTTTAGTTTCAATTAATTGCCAATCATTTTCAAGAAATAGAAAATATTCTTCTGTTGCTTGTTCGGCTAGTATTTGCATTGCTTTACCAATGCCTACATTTGTATCTAAACCAATGAAAGGAATGCCATATTTTTTAGCAAGTGCTTTATCCTCTTTAGTAACTTCTTGAAATAGAATTGTTATATCTGAAACTAGATTAAAAAGTCCATTCATTATATAAGTTTTTATTGTCTCTTCTAGAACTTCAGGTGAGTTCCACGAAAGTATTCCTACTGAAATTGGTAACATTTTAAAATCCTGTATGTTTTCTTCTGACAAATTCGAGATCATATAGTGAATAACTAATATCTCGTTCTTCTCCAGCAAAGGGTAGTACATGTGGACATACAGTTCTCCAACCAGGACCCCATTTGCGGGTAAGATATTCTATATTAAGTGCATTAGAAATTTGTAATATTTGTGCTAAATTCTCGTCAGATTTTTCAGTTTGTCTTCCATGTTCATAGTATGCTTCGGCATCTCCAGTACCATGTAAATAACCTGATTGTAATCCTACAATTTTCTTGACACCTTTGTTCACCATTTTCATAATATAATCTGCATCTTCACAATATGCGGGATATGTATTTTCGTCAAATAACCCTAGTTTCTTGACTGCTCTTTCGTGTATTGCAAATAAATCCCACGCACCAATTTCAAAATCACCAGGGTTTGGATGTATTGTTCCAATTTCTGAATCATTTATCATGATATCATTAAATTCTTTTAATAATCCTGGTTTAAAAGCAACATCATCATTAGCAATTATCCAATATGCTGCATTCATATAACACTTAATAATTAAATTCCAAGCACCTGCACATCCTATATTAGCAGGCAT